GAGATGTTGTTTCTAAAGTCGTAGTCAAACGTCTTTAAGAAATAGTGGAGGGTGGAAGAGTCACGTTGTTTCTTACAACGACCAAGCAGGACTGGTAGTTCTACTTTGGGTTTTCTCATTTTGAAGTCGAGGTATACACAATGAGCATATGCCTGAATCTCATCGAACTCGGATAGGTATCTTCTCTCTGCGTCTTTACGAGAGTGTCCTACTCTTTTATATGGAACGATATAATTACTACACTCATCGTAACGACGATCGTACTGCATGAAGTGGATCATCTCATGCATCAGAGTCTGGATGACACGATATTTAAATCTGTCCCATGCTATGTCAGTAAAGTCGTGTTTATCGAAGTTTAGTGTATATACATGTATAGTACATTGGCGTTCATCTGGAGCATATTCCCCACCGACAGCTACATACTTGAGCCACACTTTAGTCTTCTTAGGTGGGTCTTTGAATTCTACCCTAGTGCGCCACTTCTTAAAATAGTTGGAGAGACCGACTGAGTCATTTCTGTACTCGTCTAGGTCTCTCCACGCTTTTGACGGAATGAGTTTAGCTCTAAATGGACGCTCATAAAAGTTGAGCATTTCCATCCAGTCGAAGTCGGCTTTCTCTAGGAAATTCATGGCTCCCTAGAAAGTCCCGACCTTAACCTAGATGCTTATCCAAGAAGGCGAGGACTTTCGATTGCTCCTCTAAGTTAGTATTGCTGAACTCAGTAATATAGGGCATTAACTCAAAATTCGATAGTAGATTACTATATTTAGTCTCCCTACCTTTTAGGAAGGTTTCGGACTGGTCGGATCCACGATCCTTGTAACGCTGTTCGAGGATATCCTTAGGGGTTTTTAGATAGACCACCTGTAAATCGGTGTTTGGGAGACCCATACAGAACTCCAAGAAAGATTGATTGAAGACTCGATCTCCCTCGAAAAGGATGTTGCAGTTATTGGAGGCGATCCATTCCTGTAGGTTCGGTTGGACTGCCATCGATAGGCGATCTGTTCCTGCGAAGGTTTCACCTTCCTCATACTTACCCAAGATGTAAAGATCTCGATCGGTATTATATTGAGCAGAAACTAACTTCGCTGGCTCGCCTACGATCCATTGTTTGTTTTCCATATACTTACGGAACAGTGTGGTCTTACCAGTTCCAGGTTGACCACCAACTGCGATGATCTTTCTGGTCTTGACAGTGTTCTTAATCAGCTGAACACTAATCTCATCTACCACTCCGAATTTATCAAACATTTTTAACTTCCTTTATAAAATCAATCAACTCTTCTTTGTTGAATACCCAAACCCTTGCACGGAAAGATGTTTCATCGTGGTTTAGATCTTTCTTTTTAGTGAACCTTGCTTTTTCAACCACACGTTCGGATAACATCTTTGCTAGATTATGCTTGATGATCTCATTGTAGTCAACAGTTTCTTTTAGTTTCATCAACTCATGTTCAGTCACTCTGTGTTCAACTACAACCTCGTTCAATTCAAATTCATCTAGTATATCTTCTGGGTTTTTAAATACATTAGGATTAGTAATAGTATTAGAAACAGTCCAATTGCCAGCAATAGCACCTTGACCTACAGTACCAGTAGACACAAGAAGTTGTCCAGCACCACCATTACCAATAGGAACTAATCCTTTGGTAGTCACTACACTCATATCATCATCCATTAGAAATTCTCCAATCCAATTAAAACAGGTTCTTCATCATCAAACATCCATTCAAGATTCTCTAACTGTCCAGTTCGAATAAAGTTAGGGAATCTTTCCTTATCAATACCATATTTGTCATCTAATCTAAAGTCAATGGTTTCATTTCTAGCATCCCATAATACCTGCCACTCAATACCATACCATCCATCCTTCTCAGCCTGCATAATTTCTTCTGCTTGTCGATCAAGATAGTAACCAAGATATCTTCCATGGTGTTCTCTAAAGATCTTCTTAAAAGAACAGAGGCAGGTTTCCATTGTAAAGAAGTCTACTTGTCCAGCCACTTCTGGAAATCTATGTCGTACTTCATCGAGAATGTCTCGGCTGTGCGCCTCAAGTCTAGCATACTCCACTGCAGTGAGTTTTCGATCCATATCGTGCTCTTGTGCAAGGGCATAAAGAAGTCCATTACGATGAGAGCGAGAGCCATCAAAATCGTCCAGCATAAGACTAGTGGGCTCAATAATAATATTAGCAGTGTGCTTAAGATGCTGCATATAGAACCAAGTGCTATAACGCCCGAATTTATGAAGGCTATTTTTAAGCACTCCCCACAGGTTTGTAAAGTTTTCTTCAGCTGAGTTTCCATAGTATGATTCCAATGCTTCACGTTGAGTTCTGTCGCCAATAAACTGTTGATAAGAAGCAAACATTGCTGGGAGATGTCCCTTGTTCCACTTCGTGTCAGTCTGATATCTTAGTCGTTTGTAGTTAGTAGTATTCCACTGAGTGATACGATCTACAGTTGCCAATTCAAAGTCTGGGAATTCGTTCTTCAATACCCATGCAGTTGGCAACTGATAGGTATTACCATACAACCATGCTAACCAGATTCGTTCTTCATCGTTATGCTCATAACGATCGTGAAGATAGTTCGTGCACCAAACTGCTGGATCGCAGTCATCATACTTCAATGACCATGCGTACCAGCGAATGAATGCTTCACGTCTGTTTTGTTCTAAACGATAATCCATTATAGGAATTCTTCTAAGGATGGTTGATTCATTAGTGCATCTCTAAGCCATGCATCACCCACAGCATCAATTGCTGCCTGTGTCTTTGCTTTCTTCTTATCACCCCATTTATAGTTTTCTAAACCTTCGTTTCGAAATTGATCCCTTGCTTTGTGAGGCGGGAGAACCTTGCTTGGATCTCGTATAGCTGCAGTTCTAAAACAAAGCTGCTCAGCCCTACTAGGGAATAGAGGTTGGTCAGAACGGAGCGAGCCTGTCGGGTCAACAGCCCAGAAGATGAGTCCATTACGGTAATGCCATGTGACTGAAGATGGTGTACAAGAAATTTTAAGTCGTTTGGTATTTCGTTCTTCGACTGCGTATTTGATCCATGCGTCCCAGCATTTTGATGCATAACCCTTACCTTCTTTTCCTTCTAATGTAACGATCTCGTATAGGTTCGCATAACCATCACGATTAAATGTAGAGAAAATCAAACAGACAATCTCACCATTGTCTTCATAAACTAATGGAAGTGACTTCTCGTAGTTATGAAAACGAGTCCACAATGAATGTGCAGCCGATAAGAACTTTGTGTTCTTACCAGCTGGACTATTTTTGATAAGGTCTTCTACCTTTGTTGAATTAACGAATAACATCTGATTGATAATCTATTGCGTTTGGGATATCTACTCTTTCAATTGTAAGAGCGAGGTCACCATCGAATGTGTTGTAATGATTCATAAGAACATTGATTGGAAACCCACCAACTTCTGCTCGCTCAGGCACATCTGCCGTAGAGGTAATTATACTACCACACTCGATATTTGTCAAGTATAATGGTCGCTTACCATTGCGATAGAAACGCAACTTACCATCTGCATAGAGTTCACAAACAGCCATTGATGCATCTGGGAATTCTCTCAGTGGATCGTTTGAATGCAAGACCAATTCAGAATCATTCTTAGTTTCAAAAGTATAGGGATAAATGTTACCCCAGTTCTCAGGAAGTTCTTGCGTAATAACTCCATTGTGAACAATGGATTTCACTTCATTTGCTAGCGGTTGATTATAAGATAAATCGCTAGTGCTGTATCTACAATGACCAATAAGGTAAAGAGTACCGTCTCCATTAACCATCTCCTTCATATTATCAATATGCATATGTATGTCAACAAACTTGTCAGCAGGGATTGCATCTTTGATTGTGACGACTTTATCACTCCAATGTGGGAGGAATGAGATTCCTGTAGCATGCATTCCTCGAATACGAGACTCGATGAATACTCTACGGATCATTTCAAAATCCTCTTTACGAGGATCTTTTAGAACAGCACCAATGATTGCACACATTATCCGAAGAATTCCTCTAGTGCGTTTTTAGTGGTAGGATGATATTTGGAAAGCATTTCTTCTCCATTCTTTCTCTCACGTAAGAAGTCATACCACTCTTGCTCATCCCACATACCTGGAGTTACACCATTCCAAAGATGACGATCTTTATGCTCTGGGTGTTCTTTGTTAGTTCTGCGTGATTCAACATACTCATAACGAGCATCTTCATATTCTTTCGAACCGAGTTCAAGCATCTTCTCACGGAAATAAACTACCAAAGAAATGCGCTCAGAACCTTCTGGGCAAACAATTGGTGTATTGCCATGCATCACTTCGTGATTGTTAATCAACAACAAGTCACCTGGACGTGGGTTAACAGCAACACGATACTCTGGTGCAATCAGATATCCACCAGTATACTTACCATCGTTGGACAATGTCAATAGATTAGACAAACCAGCAGTCAAATCACCAGCGTCATAATGCGCTGCAGTTCTGAATGTGTTGTTAACAGTCACAGTTGTGAATGGAGTTTCTGGAACTAAGAATGCTGGATCAAGTTGTCGTGCAGCTTTCATCTGTGCTTCATAACGCTCTGGTAAAAACTGGTTGAAACCTTTAGCCAACTGTTGCAGAAATGGATAAGCCATCTTAAACTTATCAAAGTTATTTGCAGTATAAGAAGTGGCACGACCATAAGGGATACGTGGATAACGATCGAACCAACCAGCAATGCCAGAAAGAACACCATTAGCATAGGTGGTTGGACAGACATACTTCTTCTGAATACGTAAAGATTCTGCATGCATTTCTACAGGAGAAAGTTTTCTTGTCGCTTCAACCCAGTCTTCGAAAACAAAGTTGTCTTTCTTAACTGCCTGAATACCCCAAACATTATTTCGTGTAGATGGCTTTTCTGGTTTACCCTTAAACATTTCACGAATGGCATCAATCGGATCTTCTCCAATCATAGCCTTTGCTTCTTCGAAATATTCTAGGATAGCATACTCATATTCAGTGACCCACTCACGATTACCTAATTTGTCACCACGTGGACCAGCTGCTTTACCTCTGTTCTGAGTTTCAGTTGCTGCTTCACGCAGACCAGCATACGCCATATCCTGTTGCTCTTTGCTGAAGAAGTTCTTACGAAACTTCAATACGATTCGTGACTCGCTGTAAGGATCTCCACCATCGATAGGTGCAGGCATATAAACATCACAATCTTCTTCGATCAAGAAGTCGTAATGAGATTCATCAACAAACTTACCCTCAAGGTCAAGACCCTCTGGACCACAGTCAATCTTTTCTTTGGCTACAATTACTTTAACCATTTCTCTCTCCTAAAACTTAAATCCGCTAAACTTTTCTTCAGAATTCATTCTCTTACCGAACGACCCTTTGTCAAACACTGGTCCATCGTCTTCCTGACCAGAATCAGATAATCCAACTTGGGCTGATGCTTCTACATCATACAACTTCATCTTAGCTCTATCAATTCCAACAACGAATCGTTTGAAGTAACTAGGATCATTATACCTGTTCTTTAATTGCTTGACAATTATTTGATTCAATTGTTCCAACTCTTCATTACTGACCAATGCAAACATAAAGTCTGCTGTTGCAGGTAAGCCAAATGACTCTGAAGTATCCTCAAGTCCAGGATCAGAATTGGTGTATCCAGATCGAGTAGTTTGCGTAGCCGATACAATCGGAACATTATACTCTACTGCAAGACCCCTCAACTCTTCTGCAATGGACTTAATATATGTATAAGAGTTAATACTTCCACCCTGCTTCATACGCTGACTAGCACAGATGTTCAGATAGTCAATGAAGATAATATCTGGTCTGTAATCTCGTTTCAACTTCAATTCTTCCAACAATGCTCTGAAGTGACCAGCATGAGCACCAGCAGTTGGATACTCTTTAATGATCAACTTTCCCTTTGTCTTCTTAGCAATCTTGTCAATACGAGTTTCGTAGATATCTCTATCAATAACCTTTAACTCATCCATGGTTAGGTTCAAAAGATTCGCATCGATACGCTCTGCGATTCTTTCTTCTGCCATCTCCATTGTTATGTATAAAACATTTTTACCTTGAGTTAGGCAACCAGCACCCATGTGACACATGAAGAGAGACTTACCAACACCAGTGCCAGCCACAGCAATGTTGAGGGTTTTCTTTGAGAGTCCTCCCTTAGTGAT